TGTTGCGTGTAGGTTGCGGGGGTGGGGTGGGGTTGCTTGGCTACCTTTGGGAAGCGGAGGACGAGCTTTTGGCCGGGCTGGCCATTAGCCGTCGTGTAGGTTTCGAGGGCGAGGGTGCCCGTTGCGATCACGGGGTCGCCTTTGCGTAGGAGTTCGGCAGAGGCTTCGGCCTCTGCGTCCCAGAGTGTGGCGTTGATCCACAGTGGCGCGCCGTCGTCCGTCCACTCACCAGTCTGTCGGTCTTTGCGGCGGGGGGTGGCTGCGATGGACAGTGCGAGGACGGTGTGACCGCCTTGTGTCCATCGGAGTACTGGTTCGGCAATGCGGCCTGTAATAGTGACTGTTGCGGGCATGCTTTTGTCTCTCTGGTTATTTGCGGACGGGGAGGGCGCGTGTTGCACTAGCGATGTCTGTGAGTGCTTTCATCGGGTCCAAGCTCTCGTATTCTTTGATGATATGCCGGATACGGGGGGCGGCGGCCTCGATTTCGGCGGCCTTGTCGATGTTGACGGCGAGGTCAGCGCGCTCGCGGGCGGCCTTGTTGATTTCGGCGGGCGTCATGCCGGGGTGCGGGTCCATTGCGTATGCGTTGGCGGTGCGGATCCACGTGACGTATTCGTGAGGGGTGAGGTCGGCGTCAGGGTAGAGTGCGCCGCCGTTGCTGCCTGCTGTGATGAGGGTGTGGCGTGCGGCGCGTTCGAGCTTGTCTGCTTCGCTTCTTTTGCCGTTGAGGAAGGCGACGAGGTCACCGAGGCGGACAAAGCCCTGGGTTTCGTCGAGGACGTCTGCGGCGCGGACAAGATCGGCGTCTGTAGCGTCGGGGAACTTGTGGCTGATCTTGCTACCCCATGTCTGTAGTTGTCCTGGCTTTGGGATGAGGCATCCGGCATCCTCGAGGTGCTCGAGGAGGGATTGCATTCCTTTGGCGGTGATCATTGTGCTGCTCCGTATCGTAGGGCTGTTTCTGTGAGGGTGCGCACTGCTAGTGCGGCTTGTTGTGGGACGACTCCGTTGCCTAGGAGCCGTAGTTGTTGTTCGCGGGGGAGTGCTAGGTCTGTGCCGGTGACGTGGCCGTCGGGCAGGCCCATGAGCCATTCGACGAACCGTGTTGAGAGTTGTGGTTTTCCGCCTGGTCGGCGTGAGGGTGTTGATGGTGGGGGGGGCTGCACGGCCCGGGTTCGACGTCGCTTGTCCACGCAATGCGCGCAGACGAATCGAGCGCGATCATGACGCCCATGTCCAGGCCACCGTATCCGGTGAACAGGCTGCCAACCGTTGTCATTGGATTCCCCCCTCAATGGCGAGCATCTGGGTCTGTGCGGCCCACATGGCATCGATCTCTTCGGCCTTAGCGCGCTGGCGGGCGCGGAACTCTTCGGCGCGGGTGACGCGGTGGCTTTGGGTGTGCTTCTCACGCTGTGCCTGCAGGTAGATGGTGTCCCACTTCTCACGGAGTTTGGGGAGGCCGAGGATGTTCGCTGCCCAGAAGTCGGATTGTGCGACCCATTCGATTGCTGCGTGGATCTGGTCGGTGGGTCGCTGGTCGCGGTCGATCATGAGGCGTGCTGCGTCGCGCCAGCGTTTGGTGATGCGGGGGCGGCGGCCTGTGCGTGCGGCGACGCTGTCGGCCATGTGGTCGCAGACTGCTTCGACGTCGGGGCGCTCGCGGGTGGGGGTGGGGGCGTCGGGGGTGTCGGGGGTGTCGGAGGTGTCGGAGGTGCCGGCATCTTGGTCAATGACAGTGGCCTCGAGCGTGTCTGCGGCTGGTTCGTCGGTGTCGACGAGGGCGGCCGCGGGGGTTTCTTCCGGTGCGGGTGCCGCTGTTTCAGGGTTGGTTTTGGCTGCGGCTTGGCGTGCGCGCTGGCGGGCCTTGCGCTCGCGGGCTGAGGCTTTGCGGGCGTCGTCTGCTGCCTTGATTTCGCTCCAGGATCCGTTCCACCGGATCCATGAAGTGACGGTGACTGTGGTGTCGTCGACGGTGACGAGGCTGTTGGCTTCGAGGGCTTTGAGGCGTGTGGGGGCGTCGGTGAAGCCGAGTCGGTTTTTGGCGACTTCGAGGGGGATTACTCCGTCTGTCTCGGGGTGCATGGCGCACCAGGAGATCATGCGGATGTAGAGGATTTCGGCGTCTGGTCCGGCTGCGATGACTGCGGGGTCATCGTAGTACCCGGCAGCTAGGGCAGCGTATCTGCCGGGTCGCTTGATGAGTTGCATTTGCATGCCTTTCGGTCTGGTCTCGGTGCGTCACTGGCAAAATGCTAGCAGCTTTGGCGGCGCGCGTCAACCGCTGGCGGGTGCGCGCTAGTCGGAAACGCGAAGCGTTTTCGACGTTAATAATGATCTACTCCTTTATCTACTCCTTTATCTACTCCTTATAGCAAATGTCACGCGTGACGTCACGTGTGACGCGAAAGAGGACATGAGGGGACATGAGGGCTTGATGCAATGTGGCGTTTTTGGCGGAATCGTGCGGATTATTGGCGATTTGGGTTCATAGCGCTTGGCGTGGTCGGCGCGTTTTTTCGATGTCGTGTCGCGTCGTGTCACGCGCGATGTCACGCGCGTTTTTGGGGGGTGTCACGCGATGTCACAAAACGTGTCACAGGCGTGTCACATACGGGTCACATGTGACGTCACGTGTGACATGGCGTGTGACTTTGCGCGACATTGGGGGGTGATGCGGTGGGATATGACGCGTCGGGTGATGCTGAAATCACATGGTTGGTTCGTCACATCTTGTTCATCTCACCGCTTGCATACGTTCATGCACTGATGTATGCTTGTCTCATCGGAGGGAAAGCCTCCCCCGATAGACCGAAAGAGGAAGACCGAAAATGTTCGAGACCTTCAAAGCTATCAAGGGTGATCCACGCTCTAGCACTGGCGTGTTTTGCGCATTGAAGCGACACACCTCCTGCGATTCTGAGTCCGTCCACGTCGTATCGGATGGTGAGGGGGAGGTGCCCCTGATCGAGGTCGTGCGAGACCCGTCCAAGATCGAGGGCCTCCCCGAGGAGGTGCCGGGCCGCGTCGTTATCGTCTCGGACATCACGTACCAGGCAGCTAAGCCTCTTGGCCGCAAGGACTTGGTGAAGGTCGGTCCCGCCGTGCGGGATGACTCTGGCAGCATCATTGGTTGCCAGGGCCTCGCGATCTGACCCGTCTGCGGTGCCCGGTCGTAGAAACACTGGCCGGGCACCGCTCCTCCCCCCACAACTACTAGCAGAGAGCACTACTCATGAACCGCACAATCCGCCCCTTCGTCGCCTTCGCTATCCTCATCCTCCTCGTCATCGTCTTCGTGGCTGGTACCGGGGCAGCCACGTGCACGTCTGGCACCGCGAGCGCGGTGACGCCTCCTACCCTGACCGGGTGGGTGGATTCTGATATGCGTCAGCAGTGGGCGTTGTCGTGGACGCCTGAGCCGGGCGGTGGCCTCACCACCGTGTCCTCTGACTCGGAGGACGTGTCACCCGATGTGACGTGCACGGCCCTGAGTGGGCGCACGGTTACGCTGCAGGGCGTGCAGGATGGTGTGAACCGCGTGTCTGTGCGTGTCCCTGCGGGCTTGTCGCGGTGTGACGTGTACATGGGCGGGCGGCCCGCGTCACGTAACCGCAAAGCCTACAATAACGTGACCGTTGACGGGCATCACGTCGTGGGCGTGATCGCTGGCGGCGCGCAGCAGGCGTGATCGATATGCGTCTCATGCTTGAGATTGATCCTGTGCAGATGGTCGGTTTTAACGAAGCTCAGCGGGATTTCATCCTGCGGGTCATGGCACAGTCGATCCGCGTCCCATCCGTCAAAGATATTACGGAGGCGTACGCTAAGGAGCTGGTTGATTTGGCTGGCCCGGACGTCGAAGTTGAGTTCCGTGTGGCGCGCCCGGGTGTCCGCCGGACATAATGTATCGGCCCGTTTAGACAGAGCGCCCCGCCTTCCTGTTGGTCAGGATCGGCGGGGCGCTTCACTGTGTCTAGTTGTCGAGGGTGGTCACGCTGACGTGGACGCCGGGCGGTTGGCCGTCGGATGCCCACCGCTTGGTCAGGATCCACGTTACGATGCGTGAGTCCTCGGCCAGGGGGCCGCCGGGGGCCGCGAGCGCGTCGCCGACTGCGCGGGCCAGCTTGTCAAGGTCTGGCTTAGTTGCCGCGTGGTCAGGGAACCTCGGGCGTTTGGGGCGCGGTAGGTAGAAGTGCGCCTGGACGGCGACGGGGCCGTCATACTGTGGTGCCCACCCGGCGGCGTGGGCGGCGTTTCGGGCGTCGCGGGCGACGAGGGTGCGCCACGCGGCCAGTCGCGGGTTGTCGTGCGCGACGACGGGCCTCCCGCCCCGGTGGCCGACGTATTTGTGCGATCCCTCGGGGGCGGGGATCCCGGCGGTGAAGAATCTGACCGGCTTCACTGATTCCCGCCGCCGTTCAGTTCGGCCACGCGGGCCTTGATGACGTCTTGCAGGTCGGGGTGCGCTTGCCACCAGGTGCGGAGCTTGTCGACGTCGGTACAGGCGGCGATGAGTTCGGGCGTCACAGCGGTGGGCGTCGCGGCTGCGTTCGCTGTGTCGGCATCGGTGGTGGGGGTTGGGCGTCCGTCTTCGTCGGGGTCGCCGGTGATGCCCCAATCGACCTGCGCGAGCTGTCGCTTCGCGTAGGTGAGGTTCGCGCCGAACGCCTGGGGGTTTGCCGGGCGGTCAACAATGAGCGCGCCGAGGGGCATGGTGTTGCCGTCGGCGTCTACGAGGCTTGAGATGAGGATAGGCGGCGTGTCCCCGGTGGGGGCCTGGATTGCCTGGCGGTAGGCGAGGCCGTGCTTGGCGCACGCGGCGCGGATCACGCCGAGCGTGGCCTTCAGTGACGCGAAGCGGGTCCTGAAATGTGGGTTCGCCGAGTCGAGGGGCGGGTTCTCGCAGTCTGCCCACGCGGCGGCGAAGCGCGCTTCGATGCTGATCGGCGCGCCGGTGGGCTTGCGGGGTGGCTTCTTTTCGGTGGTGTCTGTCATTGTCGTGTCCTTTCTGTGTGGTCAGTTTTCCAGCTTGGCGATCAGTCTTGCGAGGGCGTCGTGCGCGTCGGCGGTGTTGACCATCCTGCAGATTTCGTCAATGATCCTCGTCATCGTCTCGCGCTCTTGGTCGAGCACGTGAACTGCGGCGCGACTAGCCAGGATGGCATGTAGAGCCTCGGCTTTCTGGCGATCAACGGCGGCGGCGTCTCTTTCCTGACACAGGAAGCTACGCAGCCACACGAGGTCTTCCAGGGGAAGCTCGAGCGTGACAGTCATGGGGTCGTTGTTGGTCATGGGGGGGTCCTTTCCAGTCGGTCAGTCTGCCTGGGCGGCGTACCAGGCGGGGGGGGTGATTTCGGTGATGTCGTCACCGTAGGCGGGCCAAAAATTGAACACTTGGCACATGTTCAGTGTGTCGAGCGCGCGGCGCATGCGCGAGTACCCGGCGGCGAGGAAAAACTCGTCCATGTGGACGACGCTGACCAGGTGGGGGGCGTCGACGCCGACGAGGACGTGAACGAAGTCCGCGTCCTCACCTGTAACAGCCTTCCATTGTGTTTGGTACCAGGCGGCCTGGACCGCGTAGTCGAGGTTCGCGGCGTCGCGTGCCCACGCGGTGGGGCGAGGCTGTCGCGTGGTTTTGAGGTCCACGAGGACGGTGCGCCCGTCGGCGTCGCGTGTGGTCCAGTCGATCCGGCCACGCAGCCATAGGCCCGTGTCGCGGTCGATACTGTAGATCGACTGCTCGGGCGTGCCCTGTGCGAACAGGGCGGCGGCTGCGGGGTGATTCATGACCGCCTGGTAGGCGGCCTCGGCACGCGCGTAGTCGGCGCGACTCATGGGGACCTGGCCGCGCTCACGGGCCGCCGCGACGTCTTCCTTCGCTGCCTTCGTGCGCAGGCTCTCATGATCGTGCACGTAGATGTCCAGGCCGGTCCCGAGCACCATGCCGTGGACGGTATGCCCGAAGTCGAACGCTGCCTTCGGTGGAGCCGGATGTTCTTTTAACCACTTGTAAAGGGCCGGGCAGTCGAGGAGACGCTTCGCCTCCGTCGATGACACCGACCCGTGGGGGCCAAAACGGCCCGAGTGGTAGTCCAGCTCGGGCACATTCTGGTAGATACCAGCCGCGAAAGCTGCGGGATCACTGTCTGTCATGTGTTTCCTTCCTGTAGGAGTGCTGCCGGGAGAGGCGTCGCCAGTCCCGGATGAGGCTGATCGTGCCCGCGAGCGCGATCACGGCCCCGAGGGGGAGCGACCAGGTGGGGTCCCAACCCCCGGGGTTGGTGGGGCCGCCTGACGCGGCGGCGACGAACATGCCCATGACAGCGAGGATAGGGGTGATCGGGTTCATTTGCGGGCCTCCTTGCTGACCAGCGGGTAGGAAATGATGCACGGCACGTGAGCGATTGCGCCGTCCTCGGCGCGGACGGCCACGCAGCCGTACGTTTCGATGCCGTCGTTGTTGACGCAGGTGTATCGGGCGTCGTTCATGAGCATGAGCGAGTCGATCGTGTCGTCGTGTTTCAGGGCGTGGAGTTCGACGCCCCACACGCCCTGGAACTCGGCGCTGCGTGCGACGCGGATGTCCGCGACCGCGCGCGTCGACTTCTGCACGGCGCTGGTGAACATTGCGGCGACCTTTTTGGCATTCTGGAAGGCGATGAGATCTGGGTCCATGATTATTGGTCCTTTCAAGTGGGGGTGCCCCCGGCCCTGTGCGGCGGGCCGGGGGCGATGGGGTGTGTCACTCGCAGTCGAACTCGTAGTCGAACTCGTAGTCCGCGCGCGCGGCGGCGATAGCCGCGTCAATGGCCGGGTAGTGGGGGCGTTCCTTCGTGGCCCACTTGGAGCCTGCCCACACCTGCGCGGGCCACAGGCTGCGGGGAAGAGCGGCCTCAATGTCCGTCCACTCGCCCGGATCGTCGGATGAGAAGTAGATGTCTTCGCCGAGGATCCGGTTCATCGTGACGCGGATTTCGCCGTCCCAATAGTCGATGTAGATCGCAAGGAGGTTGTCATCATCGACGCGGGCCGTGAGGTCTGCGGCGGGGGCCTCGATGCGCCTCCGGTCGTTGAGGGGGAGCTTGTTGAGGTTGATCCAGGTGAGCTGGTCGGCGGAGGTGATGAGCGGGTTCATTGTTCGGTCCTTTCGGTCTGTCGGGTGCTTGTCCCTCCCGATGACACTAGTATACGCACCTGTGTATATTTAACGCAAGAGGAGTGGGAAAGACACGCACCACATAAAGTGAAAGGGGGCCTTGCCGACCGAAAAGGCAAGGCCCCCAGCCCCAACCGGTGGAGCAGTGATGCACGCGTATAGTATATACACGCGCTTCGCGTATGCGCAAGTCGAAGCTAACCGACCGGCAAACCCGCTAGATGAGGATGTCCAGCGGCGCGTCAATCCCACACCTGAACCGCCCATGACTCGCACCACGATTGGAACCCGCGCGGCGTCGCTGTATCCCATTTTCGCCCTTGAATGCAATGCCGTAGGGTGGGTCAGTGATTATCGCGTCGAAGTAGCCGGCGGGCATTTCCCGCATGATATCGCGGCAGTCGCCGTGATGGAGGGTGATCCCCTCGATTATCTCGCAGCTACTCATACGTCCCCTCTCTCTCTGTAGGTGTGGTCATGCGTCCAATCGTAGGCGTGGCCACCATCGTAATAAGTGTGGTGCGTGTCTCTTCCTCACCTCTTGCGTTAAATATCCAGAGGTGCGTATACTAGTGTCATCGGGAGGGACAAGCCCCCGACAGACCGAAAGGACCGAACAATGACCACCCAGACCGCTGACATCATGGACTTCCTTGGCGACGCCGCCGACGAGTTCACGGAAGAGCAGATCAGCGCCATCACCACCGCCGTCTCCGAGATGGAGAACCGCCTCACCGCCAAGTACGGCGACATCTCCGACACGGACATGGCCTCCATGATGCTCAACCCCACGAACACAATCATCGCAGTCGTCGCCGATGGGGGGGAGCTGACCGAGTACGCGTGCGATGACGATACCTTCGAGGCCGCGCTGATCGCCGCCTCCCTCATGGGAGCGTCCACCATCGTGATTGCCGCAGACGCCGGCATTGACATCGCCGAGGCCGCCGAAATCCTCGGGGACCTCGCCTGACAATCACACGGTGGCCCCGCCCCGACGGCTGGGCCACCACCCAAACTCTCTCACAGAGAAAGATGAGAAAATGGCTGAAAACACAGAAAAAATCCCCGAAGCGTACCTTGAAAACATGCTACTCGCATCTCTCTCGGCATTTATCGGGAGTCGTGTCCAGACTGTCAATGCTACGCTTCCGGTGGATGAGCTGAACGGCGATTACCTGGCCGGACTCGTCTCAGGCCTGACCCATGAGGAGCGCGAGTTTTTCGCTGCAAGTCTTGATGCGCAGGTGATCATCTGCGGCCTGACGAATGCCTCCGTGATCACCGAGCCGCATGATGGGCCGGGTCCGCACTGGATTAGTGCCATGTACCTAATCAAATATGACGGCAATGCGGTCCATGTGAACATGGATGTCATCGCATGCGGATGCTGAGATAGACAAGAAGCGCCCCCCACCTGGGTTTTCCGGGTGGGGGGCAATGCCGTGCAGGAGATGACACGCTCAGTATAGCGCACTGGCATGCGGGCCGCCCATGTATCAGACTATGCTGCGCATCTCTCCCACCTCTTGCATTAAATATCTAGAGGTGTGTATACTATTGGTGTCGGGAGGAAACGCCCCCGACAGACCGAAAGGGCCGAGACCATGAAGGCGTACCGCTTCCAGGACAAGAACCGCGACATCGACGCCCTGCTGGACCCCGAGCAGCAGTACTCCTACTCCTGGGACCTCTCCCTGGAGGAGACGGACGCGGTGCGCCACGGCATCAGCGCCTGCGAGTCCCTGGCCGACCTTGCCGCCTACGTGGCGTGCTCGGCCCTGCAGGCCACCGACCCCGGCCTGATCGTCATCGAGGGCACCGTGTCCGATGACACGCCCCTGGACGCCGATCAGGGCGAGGTCCTGGTCCTCCCTACCGCCGCCCGCTGGGTCGACGAGGCCACCGAGGAGCATTTCTTCGACGTCGTGGGCGAGCTGGCCGACATGTACTACAGCGGCCAGCCTTTCGAGGCCGTCCGTGAGGCCGCTCAGGACCTCATCTGATCAACCCCGGCCCCCGCGGGGGCCACTACCCTACAGGAGAAAAATGACCATCCATTATCTCGGCATCTCTGAATTCGCGGCCGTCACAGGCCTCACGAGAAACACCATCGCCACCTACCGCCGCAAGGGACTCATCCCCACGCCAGACGTAGTCATCGAGGAGGCTGGCCGCGCCACGACGGCTGGCTGGACGGAGCAGACAGTCAGGGGGTGGATGCGTGATCGCTCTACCAAGCGCGGCCGCCCGCCTGCCGTACGCTGGGTCGAGGACACGGTGGATGGTCACATCATCATCCTCACTGAGGGGACGAGCGTGGACGAGCTGGCCGCCTGGCTCATAGGATCCGCCCCCCACCCCGCAGAAATGGCACGGAAGATCCTCAAGCGCCCGAGCAGGAGTCTTGGGTGCGGCCTCGAAATCAGGTCGGCGAGCAGGCGCGCCACCGTCACGCCGAGCGTCACGCTCAGGGACCTGCTCAGGATCGCAGAAGAGTCACGCGTGACATGCGGTGACGCAGACGCGTCCCAGATCGCGACGGTCCTCGCGAACCGACGCCCTGAGGAGTACGGCGAGATGATCCTCGCCCACATGCAGTGACAAAAAGAGGGAGGCCCCCCACCAGTCCGGTAGGGGGCCTCCTCTTTCTGTGCGGTCAGTGCCGTGGACAGTCGTCCATGACCGCGCGCTGCGCTTGGATATCCTCACGCATCCGACCCAGCTCCTCACGAATGAGACGCACCTCATAAACCCGCTCATCATGCTCACGCTCTGCGCGAGCGTCGGCGCGATTCTGAGCCGCCTGAATCGCGGTCAGCCCCTCACGGAGCTGCCTCGACAGCTGATCCAAATCGTCCCGGAGATTCGTCCCGTGATGATTCGTGACCTGCTCGCGCGCAGCCTCCGCCGTCTCATGCACCGCGTCAATCCGTGAGCGCAGCCGTGCTGCGACTGATTTGAGCTGCATGGTCAGTACTCCGCAGATTGCGATGCCGAGGGCCGCGAGTGCGGTCACGACCTCTGGTGTCGCCATGACTGCGACCAGGGGGTGCGTTGATGGAATCACTGGTCCCCTCCGTCACGGGTCGTCGGCGTGGTCGCCTCCTCCCACCAGTCGATGAGGCCGGTGGGCTTCATGGCGGTGTAGACGATCTGGCCTGCGGCGATGACGCCGGCTGCCTCGGTGAGGATGACGCGGCCGGTGTCGGGGAATCGCGTGATACCCCACGCGACGAGCGTCAGGGCGGTGGCGACTGCGATGAAGACCGTGCGCTTGGTCTGGGCGGACCAGTGGGATCGGGTGATCATGGCGGTCAGGAAGGGCGTGAGTGCGCCGATCAGGGCCGCAGTTGTAAGCGTTGTCATTAGAATGCTCCTTCGTTGAGGGTGGCCTGCAGGGCCATGACAGTGAGTGAGGGGTCAGACAGGGTGCCGTCTCCCTCGATTTCGTACCGCGCGGACAGTGCGTTGATGGTGGTGGGGCCCATGATCCCGTCGATGGGCGTGCCGAGGCGCGCCTGGATGGCTGCGATGACGGCGGATCCGTCAGGGTCGGTCTCCCATTCCCACCCGTCGGTGCAGGCGAGGAGGATAGGCCGGTTTTCGATCTCCTGGGAGGAGACGATGCCGTCGATGGGTGTGCCGAGCACTTCCTGCAGGGCCGCCGTGGTGCGGGGACCCCAGTAGCCGTCCTCAGTGATGCGGCCGACGGTGCTGGCCGTCTGGTCGTAGTCCGGGCGGATGACAGCTGTCACGCTGTCCCAGTCGCGGGTGCGGCGGTAGACGCCGCCGCCGTTGCCCTGGGATCCACCGTTGCCGGGGGATGTGTTGAATTCAATGGTCTGCAGGTAGCTGCCTGCGTTGAATTCAACGATTCCCACGTGGTCAGAAATGCCGTCGTCGTCCCAGTCGAAGCACACGAGGTCACCTGCCTGGGCGTCCGTCTCGTCGGCTAGGAGGCGGTTCTTCGCGCGGGCGGCGTTGATGCCGGCCGGCACGTACGCGAACGCACCGCCGGGCGGGGTGATGCCAGCCTGGTCGAGCACCCAGGATGCGCCCATTGCGCAGAAAGGCACGCCGGACGAACCGAAATAGGAGCCGTGCTTTTCGGCGTACCAACGCCCGTACTTGGTGCCCTCCTCAGGGTCATCCCAGCGGCTGTAGCCGATCTCACCTGCGGCGATGCGCAGGACGTCAAGAGCGGTCGTCACTCGTACTTCACCTCCACGATGGGCGCGACGTTATCGGGCGACGTGTTGCCGGTGTCCTTGATATCCAGCTGTTCAGGCTGCTCAGGCATGATGTTTTCCTTTCTCTATCATGTGGTCACATTCTACCGCCCCTACCTGCGGTTACGGGTGAACCTGGGAGGGGACGGATGACATGAGGCCAGTCGCGCCGCGCTCGCGGGCGCGCGTGGCCTGTGCTTGGGTGGTGATGATGTGGGCGATCAGTGGCTTCCCGGTGGCGCGCAGCTGTGCCCACACGTCGTCGGGCGCGTTCCACTCCATGCCCAAAACATCCCACTTGGTCAGGTCAGCGCCCGCGATCTCATTCGGGTACATCATGCACATCGTGCGGTAGCCGCGAGCGCGGGCGCGTTCGGAGACGCCGCCCTTGATGAAGTGCTTGACAAGGACGCGGCGTCGCGCGTTTTCTGCGCCAAACCGGGCTTCGAGGAGGTCGAACAGGTGGGCCTCAGACTCCATGTCACCCGCGCTGCCAGTTTCCTTGCTGCTCGTGACCTTGTGGTCGACGGCAAGCACGACGTCGTCTGGTGCGGCGTCGAGGACGTCGGTGAGGCGCAGGAACCCGCCAGCCTGCTGCTGTAGGCCAGCGAATGTTGACCAGGGGGTATTCCACACCTGGTAATCCGTGCCCTGCACCGTACGCGAAGTGACCCAGTCGTGGATCAGCACATACTCCCCGGTCGCGCACCGGCGCACCGACAGCTCGAGCGCCTTGAAGCCAGCGGCCAGGGAGGCATCCAGGCCCCGGCGCGTGAACTCCGGATACTCGGTGCCGCCCAAGCGGTGCGCCACGTAGAAGGGCGTGGCCGCGAGGAATTCTGCCACATGGTCACGATCGGTCACGGGCGGCACAGGCTCAGGAGCGACCTTGACGTCCTTGACCGACAGGGCGACGTCCCCACCCGCCCGGCGACGCAGATACAGGCCGCCCGCCTCATCGCCCCCATTGCGGCGGCGCACGTGCACGTCAGGCATTCGGGATCACCACCTGGACGCCAGCTCCGTTGGTGGCCTGGGCGTTGGGGTAGGTGGCCGTGAGCGCGGTGGGAGCACCCTCGCCCACCCACCGGGCGAGGAGGACCGTCTGGTAGTTCGCATCCTGCTGGGCTGCGAACTCGATGATTTCCCAGCCGGTCGAAACCGCGATCTGGTCGCGGGTCTCCGCTGCTGCCGAGCGCTCGAAACCGAACGCAAGCACCATGCCAGTCGCGGCGTCGATTGCGGGGGCGGTGATCGTGACGGTTTCCTTCGGGTCCTTGGTCCTGTCCTTGACAGTGCCAGCAACGGGTGCGCCACCACCGCGGATAGTGCAGGCCGCCCATCCGGCTTCCATGGGCTTCGAGGTCTTGACATTGATGGTCTGCGACCACGGGCCAGACGCGACCGTGAACTGCTGCGTACCTACCCAGTAGGGTTCCACCAGGACAGTCCAGTCGGGCGGCCATGTGAACGCCTGGTCAGTGATTGCCTTGGTGTTGACGGCGGCTACCACGCGATCGCCCGCCTGGCCATTCAGCGTGATCGTGATCGTGTCACCCATGACCTGGCCTGCAGCGTGCTCCACAATCACGGGGGCGTCACGCGTGACGGGAGGCGTGACATGAGGCGGTGTCTCGCCACCGGGCGCGGGTGCGCTCGCGGCCAGGACGTACACGGTCCCGTCGGGGAGGGCGTCGGCCTCCTCACGTGAATGGACGACCATGATGTTTGCGCAGGCGACCAGCTTGCCGTCTGCGTCGATCAGTGCGACGCCGGGGGCCTGTCCTGCAGGGTCGGTCGCGGCCTCGAGGATGGACGCCAGATCGAGCGCGTCGCCGTCATTCAATGTGACTGAGCGGGCGGTCAGCATTCGGGTGGGAGCGTACACGGTGAGCCTGTACGTGCCGGGGATGACGTCAATGTCGAGGGGGGACGTCTGGTCGACGGCGATGTCACCGGCGATGATGACAGTCCCGCCGCCGGGGGCCGCAGGATCGGGGACGGGGGCGGCGTGGACGGTCACGCTGACTGGCTTCTGGTCCGGCGTGACAATCGTGCCCTTGATCTTCGCTGTCATGATTTTCCTCACAGACTGTAGGAGGGTTACTGGCCTTTACATTCTACCCAGTCCAGACCCGGTTTATAGGGCGGGACAGGGGAAAGCGAGGACTGACAGCTTCGACCAGTCATCAGCGGATACGGTGACCTTCGTGCCGTTCGGTCCGGCCCCGAGGAGCCACATGGAGCAGTCAGGGACGGTGTTGGCGGGGATGACGCCGAGGCAGTGCGCCGACGTCGAGTCATCCCACGATCCGAGTCGGGAGCGGCCTTTGATGCCGTTCATCCAGACCTCGAGGTCCGTGTACTGCTGAGCCGTGGCGTTCACGCCCCATAGGGAGCCGATCGCAAAAGCTACCCGCTGGTAAGGACGGGCTTCGATGCGCGCGTCACAGAGCTTCTTGTAGTCGCCGGCATTCAGCTCCACCGTGCCGGAGACCGTGCTGTTGGCTGTGGCGAAGTCAACGGTCATTGAGGGGCGGAGTACGGGGAGGCCGCCCGCGAGGTCACCGGCGCTAGACAGGAGCAGGTTGTGCACGAGGAAGTACATGGGGTTGCCTGCAGTGGGGCCATTCCCCGCCGCCTGCGCGGCCTTGACAATGTTGCGTGCTTCGTCGGTCGTGGCGACCGCCCGGACCAGGCCGGACGTGGAGACCATCTTGTCGATGGACTCGATGATGCGGTCTCCCGCGTCGGGGATGATCGGTCCCTTCGGGTGCTGGTGTGACATTTGTCCTCCTTTTAGACTGGGATCACGAGCGCTGAGATGTCGCGCTGTGACCACCTGGTAAAACCATTGTAGAGTGATAGCTTGATACCGTTGACATTAACGTCGCCCCACTAGTTGAAGCCTCAAGCACGCCATAAAGAGGGGAGGAGACGCTTTGTCCCCTCCCCTGCCTGCATGGGTCAATCCACGGCTGTGTGAGCGAGGAACTTGTTCACGAAGTAGGTTTGTCCACGGCCCGTGACCTTGGTCGTACGATTAACCGTCGTATGCCCGTCTGCGTGAGTGACAACCGATTCCTTCACCCTGAACAGCCCCATGTCCATAGCTTTTTGAGTGGGCATATTCCACGACAAGCCTCTTTGCTTGATGAGGTATCCGTTTTCGCGCATCCACTCAAAGAGGCGGCGCTGTCCCGTGTCCACGCCGTTGCCGCGCAGGATTTTTGCGAGGTCGCCGATGAGGATGTCGGTTTTCGCGGATGCCACGGCGTCAGCGAATAAGACCTTGGGGGCGTTGGCCTGCGCCTGCTTCTCCAGCTGGGCGCGCTTAGCGCGTTCCTCTTTCAGTGCCGTCAGTGTCCGGATCATCGTCTCGGGATCGGCCAGCATCGCATCGACCACTGATTCAGTCGCATACACACCGTGCCGCCGAATCGACGGGAGGACTTCGTGCGTGATCCAGCGCTTGAAGGCCTTGGCCTCAGGCTTGCGTGATCGGAGGATGAGGCTGTAGAGGCCGGGTTCGGAGATGATGGTCATCTCCTGGTTTCCTGAGGGGGTGTGCATAGTATGCACACCCTTATCGTCTTCGTCGAGAATACGGAGGGAGGTGTGCATGCTGGCGAGTTCGAGTATGTCGCATACGTCTTTTGCGACGAACCAGGGCTGGGAGTTGATTTCGAGGGTGCGGAGGGCGGAGTTTTTGTAGGTGAACGGGATGAGTTCCATCAATGTTCTACTTTCTACGTAGGTGTATTTCGGATGACGCACAGGAAAAGTGTGCCGGGAGCCGAAAAACCGCGTAGAATCGGCCGGCTGTATTTCCCACAGTGTGGGTGTTGTATTTCAGCCACTCCCGGCATATAAGGCTATGGAAGCAAAGCCGCCCATAACAATGAGCAGCGCTATTCTACATGAGTTTTTCGGACTCCCTCACATCATATACCCGCCTGCAGATATTCAAGTGCATGTGTATGCAAGACGCGAAGGGGGAGGGGGGGCCATACTATGGACCCCCTCTCTTTCTTCTAGACGGGGATCACGAGCGCTGAGATGTCGCGCTGTGACCACCTGGTAAAACTGCTGGTCGAATCGACCCCGAACCAGAGGTTGGTGCGGATCGCCCAATCTCCGGTGGTGGGCTGGCCGGTGGCCATGGTCATCATGATGAGCTGCCCAGAGTCCCACCCGTTGTATGAGTACTGGTTCGCGGTCTCATAAATGCGGTTGCCGTTGACCTGAATATCTCCCCACCGGTTAGCGGGGGACTGTGCACCCATATCGTAGCCGGTCACGACAATGATCATGGCGCGGCCAGACGACGAGGCCGGCACCTTGAAATTCGTCGCCGAATACCCGTACGAATCAGGCGGCCACGTGCCCGACCACGCGTAGCCATTCACGCCGAAAATGATGGACGCGAGGGAGAGCATCGTGTCCGACGTCGGCGACTTGATCGCCATACCGTACGGCTGCGACGGGTCAAGCAGGATGTACGGCTGCCCGTTCTTGCTGACGGTCAGCTTGTCGGGGCCGAGCGTGACAGCGTTCGACCCGGACCCGGCCACGATGGTCTTGCCGGTGATCCGGTCGGCGATCAGGTCACCGCCGATCTTCGCGGTCCCGGCTACCAGCTGGTCAGTAGTGATCTTCATGAACTTTCCGGTTTCGGCGGCGATGGACTGGGCGTTGATCTTGGTAGCGTCCACGGACCCGGCGGCGATCTTCCCCGCTGTGACCGCCCCGTCCCTAATGTCCACCGCCCCGACGGCCTTGTGTACATCGACGTGACCGACATACATGGGAGCGCTGATAGTCGCGCCCTTCGCTGCCATGAAAGATGGCTCAATGCTCATGCTGACCGCCCCGTCAGGGACAGTCACCTGTCCGTCACCGCCGACCGTGAACCACCGGCTGACCGGATGGTTAGAAGACGGCACGGTAGACCCGCACAATCGCATGCCGACGCGTGACCCGTCTTCCGCGTAGAAAGCTACCATCGTGCCGAATCCGGCTCCGCCGACGCTCCCCATCGGTGCGAGCGTGTACCACGCCGCCGACGCGACGAGCACGTCACCAGGCTTGCAGGGGACGCGGTTCCCCTCGGTCAGGGTCGGGCCTACCGCCGTGAAACCAGAGGCCCCGACGGGCTTAGCGAGGACGGTCGACGCGCGCGCATGACCAAGATACTGAGACGGAGGGGCCGTGAACCTACCGCCACTGCCAGGCTCCCACATGCCGCTCTCCACATGGTCGAAATACGGGTCGGGCATGAGGTTATCCGACATCACCGTGACCGCCGTGGCCGCGACCTTCCCGAGGAAAGCCTTGTCGGCGATGAGCGTATCCACGACCGCGCTGTTGAACGTCGCGCCACCCGCAACAGTCAGCTTATCGACCGACAGGTCAGAGATCTTCGCGTTCGTGACAGCAGCGTCAGCGATCTGCGCCGTCCCGACAGCCAGGTCACCGATCTGCGCCCGCCCCACAGCCTTCGCACCGATATAGTCAGCCCCCACACCCACACGCTCCCACGTGCCGGCCGTAAGGACCCAACGGCGCACCATCGTCCCACCGTCACGCACCTCCCACAACGCCCCCTCCGGCTTACCGGCAGCGTCAGCGGGCGCGGGATCACTGGTAGCGACCGTGATCGCCCCGTTCGGCGAGGACGTGCCCCCACCACCACCCCCGCCCGCGAGCGCAGCCTGCGCGTCAGCGGCGGCCTTCCGGGCCTTCTCCAGGGCGTTACGTGCCTCCGTCGCCGCAGCGTCCGCCGCATCCTGCGCAGCCTTCACGCCGTCCTGTGCGGCCTTGACCGCTCGGTCAACTTCTGCCTTCGACGCGGCCAGGTCGGCGCGCGCTTCGGCGAGCTGAGAGTCCAGCATCCCGACGCGCTTGTGCGCGTCCATGATCTGACGTCCCGTCTCACCGACTGCCAGGACACTGGCCCCTGCGGGCGTCGCACCGGTGGGAGCACTGACCGAGGCGACGCGTCCTGTCGAGTCACGCGGGAGTGTCACGCGTGCCCCGACGTAGGTCAGACCGGCGTCTGCGCGTGCGACCACGTGTGACCCGTCGGCCCCGTCGATAGCGACCGACACGAGTCCCTGACCGGCGTCCACGATGCCAGTCACCCGACCGGTCAGAGTGGTATCCGGCGCGGCCAGCTGCCCGGAGGCCGCCGCCTCGTCGGGCACTAGGTCAAGGAACGGGGAAAGGCTTATATCCATGATTCCTCCATCATATCGACTCTCATCACATGGCCGGGGTCATCGAGGGTGATCGACATGGCTTGCACGCGGCCACGCACGCGCTCGACCGTCCCATCCTCATGATCGATCACCACGAGGATGAGGTCACCGACCTCTAGGCGCGGGTCCGCGGCGATCTGTACCGACCGCGCGCCCGACGCCGCGAGCGCCTTGCGCATGTAGGACGTTGCGGCCTTTTCCACGGCGTCCGCGCTGGTTGCCGCGTTGAACTCTTTACGCTCGGTCACGATCCCGTAGCGGTCGGGCGCGTAGATGCCCGTGAAATTCTCGCGCACAGCCGTCCATTTCGTCGATGAACTCCCCTGCGCGGACCCCTGGACGATCCACCGGTTCGGGGTGCGCTCGCGGGCGGTCCGGACTGCTCCGACCAGGAGGTCAGTGCCTGTGTAGACCTCCACGGGGTCCCCGCCGTAGTTGATCTCCCACACGTGCAGGCACCCGTCTGGCTTGACGCCGTACATGAGACCGTACGCGTCGCACAGGTCCTGAAGGTTTTCGGCTTTCTTGACGCCCCATTGGAAGCTTGTGCTGACCGCGCGGTCGGGCGCGTCGAGGATGACGGGGAGCGTCTGCCCATACGATGCGCTGGACGTCACGATGCGCTGCAGTTCAGACGCGAGCGTCGCACCGGCGGGCGGCGACGACGGCCAAACCGCCTGATCATCAACAATGGTCTGCACGAGGTCCATGCCCGTCACGTCCAGGCCGCCAGAGCGTTCCTCCCAATCGGTCAGGACATACCACCCGTACGGGACACGCACGATCTCACCGCCGGTTTCGACGAGCGCCGTCACATGCAAACGCTGCCCGTAGTTGTTGAGCGGGTCACCGGGAGCCGTGGGCACCATGCCTGGATCTACCCTCATGGTCAGCTTCGACGGCACAGTGCGCTTCAACGTGGACTCCACCTTCACGTCCCACGCGGGGATATCAGACGCGATACACGCGCCGCCGTGATACACGTCAACACGGACGCCGACGGCGACAGGCCCGGCCAGGGCCGCGAGACTAGGACCCGGCCTCATGAGGGCATCCCCGCAATCAACCGCGCAAGACTGACCTCACTCTGATCCTGCCTGTTTCCCGTCCGGTCAGACCACGCCTGCCAATCCCCCCACGTGACAACAGCAACCGCCCCACCACCAAGACGCTCCACGTCACGCGGCCCGGCCTCCGTCCACTGAACGGTCAGCGCGATCGTGCCGTCAGCGCCGAGGCGCTCGCGGGCCACGCTGTTGACGGTGACGAGGCGTGCGGGGACGCCGGGCGTAGCGTCGCCGGGCGCGATGATGATGTGTCCGCGTGCCTTGAGGATGCGCCAGGCCTCGACTTCTGCGGATGCGGGTAGCACGCAGTGTGTCTTGCCGTCGTGGAGGGGCGTGCGCATCGACCACCTGGTTAGACGGTCATCGATGATGGACGCACCTGATTTCCACGAGATGGGATCCTGGTTATTCCAGGCGGTCAGGCCGTCGATGGGGCGTCCGTCTATGCCGGTGAGTAGCATGCCGCCGCCGGGGATGGGGCGGCGTGTGAGCGTGACGGTCTTGTCTCCCACCTGGTAGGTGGTGGGCACGCCGGGGGCCGCGAGCGCGTCAGAGAAGACATCGGCCTGGTTGCCGGGCCATAGGGTGCGGCCGCTGGTGGTGACTCGTGTGCCGGCGTCGACGCTGAAGGACGGGAGGCCGGTGTGTGTTGCGACCCATGTTTTGTTAGCCATGTTGTGCCTTTCTACGCGCGTCGGAGGGTCCTGACCGTCTCGCCTTCCAGGTAGGACGTGAACTCACGTTCGCCAATGCGGAGGGTCAGGGTTTCGGGGAGGCCCCCGTTTCCTGACCATCCGGTCGGAGCTGCAGGTGCGCCCATGTTCGGCGCGAGCGAGGAGGTGAACCGCGTCAGGCTGTCGCGTGCCGCAGCGTATTGGCTTTCCATGCCGGTCACGAAGCCTCCGATGACGAGGCGGCCCGCGTCCTTCAGGATCACCTTGTCAAGGTCTTCTGGGCCTTTCCACGACGGGAGCATGGACGTGAGTGATCCGAGCGTTGACTGTACCGCGCCGAACGCCGACTTGATGCCGTTGATAAAGCCGTCAATGATCGACTTTCCGGCGGAAACAAGCCAATTTCCCGCACCGGAGAAAATGTTGCTGATCTTGGAGGGGAGCTGCTGCACGTAGGAGACGGCGCTGGATACGCCGCTGCTGATCGCGCTCGTGATCGAGTTCCACGTGTTGACCACGAAGTTGACGATTGCTGACCAGACGCCAGAGAAGATGCTGGAGATCAGGGTCAGGCCAGCGCTGATGATGCCGCCGATTGCGTTCAGGACGGCGGAGATGATGCCCTGGATCGCGGTCCAGACTCCTGAGAACATGGTCTGGATTCCTGTCCAGACTCCTGACCAGTCGCCAGTAATGAGCGCGCCGACGGTCTGGATGAGGCCCTGGATGAAGGTCAGCGCGCCTGAGATGACGGTCATGATGTTGTCGAAGACGACGCCGACGGCTGTGCCGAGGGCCTGGAATGCGGGGATTAGCATCGCGCCCAGCCACTCGATGACCGGCGCGATGAACGTACCGATCTGCACGAACAGGTCGCCGACCTGCGAGAGGACAGGCAGGAGGGAGTCCATCATCTGGCTGACCAGTTGGACAATCACCTCAACGACCGCAGTGACGATCGGGGTGAGGGCTGCGATGACGGGGGCTAGTCCGTCGCCGATCTGACCGAGCAGCGGGCCGATCGCTTCGACCAGCTGGACGAAGACACCGCCCAGCGGTTCGAGGGCGGGGAGGATTGCCGCACCCAAGTTGACAAGCGCGTCACGCAGGGACTCGCTGTTCTGTAGGACTCCGATGAATGCGCCGACGGCCAGGCCAATGGGGCCGGTCAGGCCCGCGAATCCGCCGCCGATCAGGGGAAGCTGCGTCAACAGTGGGCCGAGAGCTCCGGCCAGGAGACCCACGACGGGGGCGGCTCCACCGAGCATGCCCGTGAAACTGTCAAGCCCGCCGCCGTTGACTAGTCCGTCAATCCCCGTGCCGATAGCGTCGAATACGGGTGTGAGGGAATCCGCGATGCCACTGAGGGCGTCGGTGAGCGGGCCCTTCAGCGGCTCGATGATCTTGACAAGACCGCCGGTGATCGCGGCCTCGAGGTTGCCCCAAGCGCCCTCGAACGTCGATGTGGACGTGGCTGCCTCGGTCGCGACGTCGGTGAGGCCGAGGTCCATGATGGCCTTGTTGAATTCGTCGGCGGAAATCTGACCGTCTGATAGGGCCTTGGAGAAGTCGCCCGTGTATGCGCCAGCGTCAAGGAGGGCTTGCTTGAGGGGGCCTGCCGCGCCAGGGATCGCGTCAGAGAGCTGACGCCAATTCTCCGTTGTCAGCTTTCCGGCACCCGCCGTCTGCGTCATGACCATGGCCACAGACTTGAACGTGTCCTTATTGCCGCCCGCGACGGCGTTGAGGTTACCGGCGGCCTCTGCGAGCTGCGCAAACCCATCGACGCCGTTTGACGCGAGCTGCGCCGTGACCATCTGAATATCAGATAGGTCGTAGACAGTCTTGTCGGCGTATGCCTGAGTGGACTTGGTCAGCTCATCGATCACGCTCGAGTCGAGGCCCGCGAAATTCAGCGTGGACTTGAACTTATCCGTGGCGTCGGACGCGGCCAGGGCCTCACCGGTGTAGGACGCGATGAAGCCACCAGCCGCCGCCAGGCCAGCGACAGCCATTGTTCCGACCGCCTGGAAAGCACTGCCCAGGCCTTCCTTGATCGCAGTGCCCCACGAGGACGTGTGTTCCGGGACCTTCTTGTCGACCAGGCCGAGTTCCTTGGCGATGCCCTCGCCCATGTCCTGGAAAGAGGGGACGATGTTAATCCAGGCGGTACCGATGTCGGTGCCCTTGTTTCCCGCCATGTCTTTCCTTCCTTCTGGTCAGGCTCTACGGATCGCCTCTAGCGCTTCCTCTAGCTCGTCAATGGGAAGCGCGACGTACGAATCACGTTCGCTCTCCCACGGGCGCGGGAACGGCTGCGGCGGGCGCTGGTTCCGCTGGCCGTCGCGTGTCTTCGACCACTGAATCCACCGCAGGGCGTCGGACGCGAGGACGCCCCACTGGTTGGTCAGTATTGACCACTCCCAATAGGGGTCCAGCTTCCTGCGCGTCCATGACTCGGGCTGGCCGATCATAGCCGCCGCAAGGGAAGCTGCCCGCATGGGGTTGAGCTGCCGCCAATCTTCCACCTGGTAGAACCGGAGGAAGTCGGCGGCCAGCTCATCGGGGGCTTTCTGCTCCGCCCCCAGGAGCACTAGAAGTTTGGGGCCGCTGCCTTGACAACCTTGCTGAGGAAGGTGCTCATTGCCTTGACGGGGACACGCCCGTCCTCGTCTCGCAGGTGATCCTTGACCTTCTGGTAGGTATCGCCTGCGAACAGCATGCGGAACGGACGTATGACGTTTGCCGGTTCGCCGTTCGCGACATCGGCGAGCGACTCAAGGAACTCGAAGTCTGCAAAGACGCTGACGTCGATGTCGAGTTCAAAGCCGTCAATTTCGACCGTCTTGATGGTCTTGGCCATGGTCACGCCGCCTTCTTGATGTACTCGTACACGGTATTACCATGAGCGTCGGGGAAACAGGTTACGGTCGTTTCGTAGCCGACAGCACTGCCGTCCACGTACGTGACGTCGCCAACCTCGGTCACCTGACCGAATGGCACAACGATACGCTTGACGGCGTTACCCGTCATCAACATATCAATCACGAACGCACGACGGGGAAGCTCCTTGCCGTTGTGCTTCACCGTAATGCCGGTGGTCAGGTCGCCGGTGACATTGTCCTGACCGTACACCTCCTTCAGCACATCCACGTCCAATGCCTGGACAAGGGTGAACTTGAAGGTCTCCGTTCGGCTTGTCCGCACGGTAAGAATCGTGTCACCGCCCCAGGCCTTGATGTTTTCAACATCTTGGTCCAGACCGTTCGTTAGGCCGTCCTCGGAGACGTAGCCGAGCTTGACAAATTCGGTGGCGAGATCGGTCGTCGCGTCGGTGGGGAGCGTAGTCTTGGTTGTGCCGGAGCTGATCGCACCCGCCGCAACCGGCTTGGCGACAGACGCCAAACTAGAGTCATTCTTAGCCATTACGCATGTCCTTTCATGGGTGTGCAGGCATCATGAGTGATGCCGTGACAGTCAGCTGGTAACGCGCCTGACGACTGTCAGGGTCGGGGAAATTATACATGCTGGCAACCTGCGTAGACGCGAGGTCGGCGAGGTGAGCGGGCGCGTCGATGAGCATGTCCCGCACGTCGCTTGCCAGCTGGTAGGCGTCAGCGTGAGTGTCCGCCCACGCCTGGACGGCGTACACGCCGTAGTCGATGAGGTGGTCAGCCCTGCCGCCGGTGCGTTCGATGGTGACGAGCTGACCGCTCGTGTAGTTTCGGGGCACTGCCGCGTGGACAGGCACCGTGCCGTCGCGCAGATTCGCGCGCAGATAGTCAATCAGGCGCTTCACGAGAACACAGCCTTCATCAGAGTGTTTTCCTTGGCGTTTTTACGCCGTGCCTTGAATGTCGTGGCGTAGACCGCGCCGTGGGGGCGGTCAGTCCAGATGATGTCGCCCTCGAAGCCCTCGCCCGCGCGGTCGGCGGCGGCCAGCACCGCGTCATCCACGGCCTGCATGCTCATCTTGCCGATAGCATCATAGTCAAGCTTGAACGCACTGGTGACTTGCTTCACCATTTCACCCCTCCGTTCGTTCGACGGTGACAGGGAGGTCCCACGCGCCGGGCGTCATGGCAGTCGTGTACCGCTGCGGGTCACCTACCACACGGTAAGTAACGCCCCGCACGATGACGCGACAGCCCCGCAGCCCGCCCTCAAATGTCTTGGGGAAATGCAGCGTGAGGGCGTCACGATCGCCGTCACGGCGCAGGCTACCGTTCAGGTCATCCGTCGCCGCAGGGGCAACGAGGACATTCCCGACAGGGACACCGGGCTGCCAGCCGGTCAGCTCATCCCCGAACGCGTCAACACCGCCGACCGCAGGGCGGATCACAGTCACGGTCTCACCGCGGATCATGACCGACCTGCCAGGAGGTCAATGTTGAACGCCCGCGACGTCGGTAACCCAAGTCGTCTGCGATGCACGCGCGTGAAACTCAGGGACCCAGTCGGTGTCTTGTAGGACGCCGACTGCGTGTACGGGCCAGCCGTCTGACTGACCTGCGTCGCGCCGAACGGCATGTCACTGGCGGCGCTGCGCTGCATGTACGCGACCATGTCACACACGACGTCGGCGACCGTGTCGGCCTGCAGGCGACCGGCCTGGATAAGGACGGTGATGTCCAGGCCTTCGCGCGCGAACTCATCGCGGACGATGCGCGATGCGCGGGCGAGATGCGCCGACGTCATGGCGGCCTCACCAGCCTCCTGCGGGCCGTACCGGTCCGCGTAGTCCTGCGCTGTCGCGAGGGTGAACGTCATTGCGTCTCCTTTCCTACCATGCGGTAAGGGGGGGCGGCCAACCACGTTAATGGCCGGAGCCGCCCCCCTATTCACGCGGTCACTTTTCAGCGATCACCGCGAAACGATCCGGGAAGACGTACCACCCGTAGACAACCTCGAGGCGAAGCGCAATCTGGTTCTTGCGCTTCAAATCACCATTACCGTCGGGGTCACCAGCAGTGATCATCTCGACAGGCAGATCCTTCTGGACACCCCAACGGATGCCATTGACGAAATCACCGACAATTGCGCGGACCTTGGTGTCCGTGGCTTCGGGGAGGCCGGATACGGTGGACCCGACTGCAACAGGGACCGCCATAAAGGACGTCACATCAGTGCCCAAGCCCAGCTGCGGATAACGAGGCGTGGATGTCACGCCAGACCCATCCTTGACCATCAGGTTGGACAAAGCCCAAGTAAACTTGGGGTCCAGGGCCGCGCCGGTCACCTGAACACCGGCGTTGAGATCGTTGATGATGAGACCGGCGGCAGCGCGGAAATCCGCGTCAGGATCAGAGCCGCCCTTACCCAGTTCAACGCGCTTCGTAGTCGCGTTGATATAATTTGACCAGGCGGTAACCGCCTGGCCAGTCAGCGGGCTGATTCGGTGGTACACACCGAAATCGAGCGCGCGAGACAGTGCGGCAGCGCCGGCATCAGCGAGCGTCCGAAGAATGCCGAGCTGGTATTCCTCGTCGGCCCACTGGACCTCTTGGTTGAACCTCATTGTCACCTGCGCCTTGTGAGGCGTCGCAGTGACAGAAGAGAACCCGCCCGTGGTCGATTCCTTGTCGCCACCCTCTTCAACGAACTGCGCCCTGGGCAGGTCGTTGAAGGTGATGATGTCTGTCTTCCCGAAGCGCATCGGCTCCTGGGCGGACAGCTTCGCGACCGTTGAGGTGCTAAGCGTTTTCTTGACAATGCCGTCCGCGATTTCGCGGGGCATCAGCGGGGCGGCCTGCCCCGTGCCGAATACGGCCATTTGCATACCCTTTCAGTAGGAGATCAGTTTCCGAACAGCATCTTGACGAACGCCTGTTCGGTTGAGGTCTTGGTCTCGGGGGCGGCCCCGAGGTTGGGGATGACGGGGGTCGTTGACCGTGCGGTCAGGAACTCCGCCAGCGCCTTGCCGTGCGCGGTCATTTCCTCGCGGGTCGATCCGCGTAGGAGGTCGGCGGGAACGCCGGTTTCCTTCGCGACCTCACGAACGAGTGCCGCGTGCGCGGCCTCACGTTCGTAGGACTCGACCTTCGCGGTGGCTGCCGCAAGGTCAGTTTCGAGCGTGCCGATCTTGGCCGCGAGGGTGTCGTAGTCCGCGTACTTGCGGCGCTCGCGTTCGACGCGCTTCGCGATAATCGCGTCTAGGGCCTCCTGGCTGGTGATCGGCGTGAACGCGTGGTCAGGCGCGGGGGCCTGGTCCTGCGTCGTGTCCTGCGCTTCGCCCGCGTCAGGCGCGGGGGCCGCATTGGTGTTGGTTTCGTCATCCATGATGTGTCTTTCCGTTTATGTGGGCCGTCGCCCTTGTCTCCAGCTGAACCCCAGCTGTCAGGTCATTATTGGTTGTCTTTCACGCCGTCCGTGTATGCGCCGGGCGTCGCCCGTCTCGCATGCCTCATGAGAGTGTTCAAATCCGATGGATTCTCACCGTTCTCAAGTGCGGCGCTTCGCGCCTCATTATACAACTCTTCCAGGCGTTCAGGGTGATAACCGTCTATCTTGGGGTCAGCGTCTCCGAACGCTGGGACGACCTCACAATCACAGTCGTGGTGGAAGCGGTGGCCAGCGCCGCCCGCCGTCTTTTCCGACGCGTACACCCACCCGCGTGAGGCGAGCATGCTGCAAAAAGCGCATGTTTTCGCGCCCCTGGGGACGCGCGCCCACCTCGGGTTAGACGGATCTCGGCGGGCATTGTGGAGCACGGTGTCGCGGCCCGCGTCCTTGATCCACATCTGCAGGCCGCCCATGAGGTCGTTCAGCATTTTTTCCTGCTGGTCAGACCACAGGTGCCCGGCGGACGCCCGGACGCTCGCTTCGACCTGAGAGGGAAGCGCCGGCGGCGCGGGTGTCGCCTGGAACTCTGACCGGATGCCAGCCGCGGTGCGCTCGCTGTCGTACCACTCGGTAGCCGCGAGCGCGGCGACTTCGCCGTATTGGGCGGCGAGGCGTGGAACGAAGTCGGCGAGCATGTCACGGCATGTGGCGGGGTCGTCGAGCGGAAGCGTGTCCCAGAACATGGACAGGTCGGTGCGGGCTGCTTCGACCGCCTGGTCAACGGCCTTGGAGTAGCGATTGAGAGAGCTGCGGGTGACCATCACGCGACCGTGTTTCCGGCGAGCTTGTCCAGGCGGTCAAGGATCGACGCCGCCCCCGCGCGCCTGGTCTCTGCCTGCATCTGGTCGATCTCCTGCTGGGTGAATCCGGCGCGGCGCATGCCAACCGTCGTTGTGGCAACGTCGGGCATAGCCTGGGCGATCTTCACAATGAAGTCCGAGGAGGCCTGCGGGGACACGTAGCGCGCAGGTGTCCAGTTCACCGCCAGCTTCCATGACTCATCGGGCGCGGTGACCGAGTGGTCACGGACCATGACGACGTCTTCGATGATGCGGCGCAGCGCAGGCGTGAACACACGCCATTGGTATTCCGCTTCGTCTGATAGCGCGTATTCGGCTGCCTGCATAGCCTCAGCGGACGCTGGGTTGTCCGCGAAGATGCCGACGGATGAGGTCGGCATGTTCGTCGCCGCGCACAGATTCTGTGCGAGCTGGCGATACATGGACAGGTGTGGCTCCATCGACAGTTGCGAAAACTGTCCGACGGACGGGATGTCGCCGTTTTCGTTCGGGGATAGGGCGAGGATACGGCCCGTGATCGCAGACCACCGGTCGATGCCAGTGAAAGCGTCTTCGTCCGCGCCGAGCACGTATCGCTGCGGGGATGAGAAAAACTCGGCGGATGCCTCGGTTCTGACCATCGTGCGGATCGCACAGTCGGTCAGGTATCGCACTTCGCGACTGATGCGCGAGCGCCCGAAAGGACGGCTGATCTGCGGATCGTACGCCAACATCTCAATGAGCACGCGTCCGGCGGGGTTGGGGAGGCGCTGCACCTGCCACGCGCCGCGCTCCCCCTTGGTCATGCGGATCGTCTCACCGGGGAGGAACAAAGTCGCGTCTGACGGAGCGACCAGACGCCTGATCGTATCCGTATCCCACCCATCGCCGTCAGGCGTGTCCACGCCGTTGATCGCCAGCCCGGCGGTGACGCACCGGCGGCGCGTGTCCCACTGGACAGACGTCCAACGCGCGTCCCGGGCCTGGATGACTACGGGCGGTTCACCCGCCGACGTGTCACCCGCTCCGACCACGATGAACGAGCAACTATGCTTATAGGCCGACTGGATCGCTTGCATGAGTTCGACGTCAAACGAATTCCTGACCAGGAGTTCAGTGACGTCGAACGGATCTAGCCGCCCGTCGAGGGAGTAGCCCTCGAAAACATGCTTGCGGGCGAGCGTGGACACGGCCTTGGCTGGCCAGCCGAGGGCGGCGCGGACGCGCGCCATCTGCGGGGGCACGCTGATCCCGAGGTCCTGGAAGACCCTGTGACCGTCATAGTACGCGTTCAGCAGTTCATTCTTGGGGGCCTTCGTTTCGATGCGCTTCCACAGCGCCGCGAAGACGGCCTGCTCTGCGCTGGTAAGACCGGCGATCATGGGTGCGGGCATGTTCAACTCTTTCCGTTTGGTTGTCTTTTGGCTCTTATGGTACACGCGCGACGGCGGGGGAAGCGGGTTTGCCGCGTGAATTCAACGGTTGAGCACACATACCACATGTGCATATAATCATGCATACAATCGAGTAGGAGGTACCACCCATGATCAGCAATGCCGCCAGGCGCGGCGATCTCTTGATGACGCAAAAGGAATTCGGTGAGCGCTCCTGCGGCGAAGCGCAGTGCACCGTGTCCCGCTGGGAGCACAACAAAGAGACCCTGTGCGAAGAAAAGTTTGAGGAATTCTTAGACGTCGCAGAAGAGAAGCGCCGGGATCTGACGCGCTTTATCGACACGTTCATGCCGAGCTACGCGCTCACCGAAGCCGAGTACTTTGCGCAGTTCCCAGAGTACGCGCGCCACATCACCTATCCCCTGTACAGGGTGATCCACAACGCGGTCTTCGATCTGCGTTACTAGTTAGACCACGACGACGCTACGCCGCCCCTGAGTGCTCCCACTGCGGAGTGCGCGGGGGCGGCGTCGCGTTGTGCGCGCCATCCAGTACGCCGCTGATGCCGCGTCGAGCGGGGACGGGTCGCCGTCTTCGACGGTGGCCGCCCACCCCCAAGCCCCATCTTGGCCGCGCAGGCGCTTATCACACGTGGCGACCGCCCGGTTCAGGAGATCGTCACGCTCGCCCTTCGGGTGCGTCAGGTGCTTCTCCCGCACTGCATCGAGGAACATCGATGTCGACCCGAAATACTCACCGGTGCTCATGATGTGGATCATGGGCTTGGGGACGCCGCGCTCACGCAGCGCCTCGAACAGCACACCAGACCCGGCTCGCCCAAGAATCGCAATCTCCGCGATCCGATGACGGCGCTCTGCGATCCAATCAGCGAGCTGCGCGATGCCGGTGTCAGCGCGGCCTGAGTACGCGCCGATCAGCTCCACGTGACCGCCGTCCTTGGTTTTGACCGCGCCCGCGACGGCCTGGTGCAGACCGTCCGCCGTGAAGGACACACCGATCGTGCGCACGCCCTCCGACTCATCCGGCGGCGTCGACGTCGCAGTGTCCGACCATTGGGCGGGCGTGATGAGGCGTTTCGCGCCAGCGTCCTGACGCCAGATGCCGAGCCGGTCCTGAGCGAAGCGCTCCGGGCTGTACGTCTCGTACTCGCCTTGCACCACCTCGTGGTTGATCAGGCTGTTCCATGAGGGGTTGGCCTGCCACCTGGTCAGCTCCGACGCCGGGTCGAAATCGTCCGCGTCGGGATCCGCGCCCCATTCGATCCACGCCGATGCTGTGGACTTCCCCGACATGGCCGCCTTCCTGACCATGTCGAACGTGTAGCAGTCGTCCTCGTCCTGCGGGGGCGTGCCGAGGAGCCACACCTGCGGGTTAGCGCGCGCCGACATGGTGGAGTTGATCGATGTCCACGCCCGGGACCCGAGGATCTGAGCCTCATCGAGGAGGAGGCAATCAGAGCTGAAGCCTTTTCCGCCCGCGCCGGAGCGGGCCTTGAACTTGATCTTCGCGCCATTCTTGAATTTCACGGACTCGCGACCGAACGCGTTCATGACGCCGTTTTTCGCCAGGCGGTCACGGAGTCCCTGATTCTCGTCGGCCTCGACGATCTCTAGGAGCTTCTCGAACGTTTCGCGGGCCGTGTCTTGCTGGTGGGCGGATACGACGATCAGGCGTTCCCCGAAGATCAGCGCGCCCGCGAGCGCCCGTGCGACGAGGAGCTGGCTCTTGCCGTTCTGGCGGGGCACGGACACGCCGACGCGCTTGGCCGCCCACGTGCCGTTTGCCTGTTCGCCCATCGCCGCTTCAAGGACGAGTTCCTGCCACGGTAGGAGCGTGACCCCCAGCATGGCGGATAGGTCGGCGACGTCCTCCCACCCGTTAGATCGCTCGCCCTCGGGACGGACGAGGACGCGCGGAGGCGCCTCCCCGAGCAGCGCGACGGGCTGCGAGTTCGTCGAACGGGTCATTTACTGTTTCCTTCTTACGGGCTTGTTCAGTGATGGCGTTCAGCTCTGCGAGGGTGGCTCGAAATTGGCTTGCTAGCGGGCCTCGACGGTCCGGCGGCGCATCCTCAATGGACGCTTTCAGGACACCCGCCAGCCATTCTAATTCTTGCTGACGATTATCGACGGGGGCCGCCCGCCACTCAGAATGCGCCTCGATAACCTCCGGGCTGTTGTCCGGTTCCCGCTCGGCTTGGTACTTCAGACGGCGGACGCGGTTGACCTCATCCCGGTGAGTCTTCATGTATCGCTTGTTTTTTGCGTGGTCGCGACACACCTGGGAGCAGTAGGTCTTCTTGCGTCCGCGCGCAGGCTGATCGAGTTCGGCTCCGCACTCGCGGCAGTGCGTCGGGGTGGGGGCCATTCCTGTCCTTTCTGTGTGTGAATTTCGCTTGGCCTTGGGGAGCTCTTTTTGGGTGGGGGGAGGGGTATGCCCCCCGTCGCATTACCAGTCTACTAGGGTTGTTGTTTGGCCTGTTCGGCGGCGTTTTGGCGTGTTGTTGCTTACCTTGAACCTCAAGGCATTCATCTTGGCGACGTATTA